GTTTTACGGTATCGTTTAGGCGCGCCGGCGGAGGGGACGATCATGTAGGGGGATATCTAGGTCTTAATCCCAAGGATGAAGTCTATTTCAAAGCTTTTTTGCTTGCTTTTAACGAAACCTTTAAACCTGACTGGGTGAATGAAACAATTTATGGTCGCGCCGATCCTGTAGGGATGTTCAAGAATACCACGAGAAGCATTTCCGTGGGGCTGATGATCCCCGCCGCAACCGTCGGTGAAGGCTTTGAAAACTTGGCGAGAGTCCAACGCTTAGTTCAGTTTCTTTATCCCACATATGCGGATGAACAGGGCGCCCGCGTTATTACGCAATCGCCCCTCCTGCGCCTAAAGGTGATGAACCTCGCAACTAAAGGTTCCGCGACCCGGGTAACCGCCGAACAGCGCAATAAAGGACACGTAATAACCACATTTTTTAATTCTAACCAGGCTCACGACGGTCTCCTCGGCGTCATGCAAAACCTCACCATCAACCACAACGTTGAAAACCCCGATTTTGGCTCTTTCGAGGTCCAAGCAGGAACCATCATCCCCAAAGCCATCGAAGTTCAGTTTGATTTTGCAGTCATCCACGAGCACCACTTGGGGTGGAGCGCAGACCGCGCTAAGGATCCAGGCGACGGGAACCTATACGGAGAAAGTTCCGAATTCTCATCGCCTTATTTCCCCTATGATGTAAACGTAAAAGACGCTGCAGCAGCAGCCAAGAAGGCGCCTGCATTGGGCGGAGAGATCGAGCAGGCGAAAGAGAAAGAAAAACCCAATGACGCAGCGCTGCAAAATGCACAAGCTCGTATTCCAAAGATGGGCATCGGAACTGGTGCACCGGTGGGTGATCCACCCATGGGTGAACCAGAAGCTCCCCCCGAGGCGCATGGAACTATTATAAGTCATACTCATGGTGGCGACGACTGGGACGAGGAGATGGATAGGCAACAATTATAGATCCATGTTCTATAAAACATTTAAGGAAACACTAAACTATGGCACGATACGCAAACGCAAGAATCTTGAACAATTCACTTGAATTTTATGGATTTCTCCGCAAAGAACGCGGAGACATCAAAAACATCGTTCAATACGAAACCCCCACCCTGCGCATGCCGCGTCTAGGCGACAGAATCGCTTTGCAGACGTCTGTGCATATATGGACTTATGGGGATCGCTATTATAAGCTCGCGAACCAATATTATAACAACCGCAACTACTGGTGGGTTATCGCATGGTATAACGGATTGCCCACCGAAACAGACGTCAAGCCCGGCGATGTGATTCACATTCCCCTCGATTTGGAGACGGCACTGAGAACCATGGGAGGGTCATAGTATGGGTCATGAAAGTGGTCACGACTTTACGATCCCAGAAGGGAACGGCTATACAGAAACACAAGAGCAGATAAAAGCAAAAAAAACCGCATGCTTGGATGCATGTGATGCAACTCTGGCAGCAGACACTCAACTAAGAATCGAGCGATATCGAGCAGAAGGACACACATTCCCGCCCTCTCCCACTGTGACGAGAGACGTGGATATGGGAGACGGACGCACACTGGACCAGGGCGCCATCGCCGCCACGCGCAACAAGTGTAGGAGCGGCTGCATGAAAACTCACGGCACCGCCGGAGAAATAGAAGTATATGGGCTCTTTAAGACAGCAATGACCAACATTGCTCCCAGCTTGGAAGCTGCCGATAAGAATATTCGCGAGTGTCTGGAGAAGTACTTAAAAGCCCAGGAACAACTTCAACAGTTAATTAATGAATTTTTTGGACAGACCTCAGATTTCCAATTCCTCGACGGACATTGGAACGCCAAAGCTGTCATATCCGATTCCGCTACGGTGTCCGGCAGAGCCGAGTGGGCCTCCCGCCAATCTACTGAACGCACCACCATCCACGCCGTGGGGGGACTTTCGTCCGCGGAACTGAATTCATATATCGCCAAAATCGTCTTGCGAGGCGGCGGTACCGCTCAGTTTGAAGCCACAAGCGACTATACGAAGTGGATCGATGCCAACATTCCCCTCGGATCGGGGGTTGGCGGCGATATAGCGCTGGTCTTTAACAACCCCACCCGGGACTTTACTAAAGATCCTCTTGTGAAGGATGACGCTGCTGAACTATCCAAAGTACAGAGTGGCACGCGAACAATGAATATTCAATTCATAGATTCAACGTCAAAATTTCAAGAGCTGCTTCTGCTTTCAGAGATTGGGTTTTCAAAATCCGGCGGCGGTGGGAACGTGTTTCAAGTCGATGGCGTGGGACTCGAAGGCACCGAGACACAAGTAAAGGGGTGGCCATACGGCTGGTTTTCGTGGGTTACTAACATGGCACTTCTCGCCAAACAACTCATAGAGATAGGACCCGCGCAAGAAGATCTGGACAAGATGAAAAGCAATATTCCCGGCGCGTATTCTCAAGCAACAAGTGGGATCATCGGCGATGGGGGAAACAAACAAGACGCCCCTTATGATGAAGCCTTCTTCGCGTCCCCCATGGGCATTCTTACGTATGGATCCGCCCGCTATTGGCCCAAGAACTCTCAAAATCTAGTTTACAAATCCAGCATCACTGCGAAGATGTACATCGGCGGCGACCTCAGCAAGCCCGTCGGCGCCACGAAATCCCGTGAACGCCTGCTTTCTGCCACCACCGGATCTGGAACCGGTCATACCATCGAGCCTCAACGCAACATGTCCGGAGTTATCCCCGCGGATCAAAGCGGCATAGGGCTCCAGAACCAAAATATAGCTTGGATGGTGGATTATGCCAACACTCTAGCGGACAATATAGAGAAACTTCCCAACGTCATTGCAGAGACACCGCGTCGAGAACTGGCGCAGTATATAAGAACATTTGGCTCCAAACTTAAGCTCATTACCAATGAGATGTTGGATGCCGCATCTTGCATTTTTGCCGAGGACTGGGATTCAGACGCGAAGATAAATGAAGAATTAGCCAAGATCACGGATAACGCCAAGCGCAATGTGATCCAAAAACTTCTTGGTCTCAAAGAAGGGCGCGAGAAGGCGATGATGGCTGCAGTAAACGCGCTTCGGAAAAAGGCAGCGCTTGTTACTCCTCTATTGGAAGGCGCGAACCCCGAGAGAATCCTCTTTAAAGAACAGTGCTTTTTGTTGAGCTTTATTGGGATAATCTCTGATTATAAAAAAAGAACTTTGAATTTTGGAGAATATACAGCCGGCAAGACCGGCTTCGGTGCCAAGGGGGGGTACACCGGTACCTCTGCAGGACACGGACACCCCGCTGGCAATCACAAAAGGTTGCCTTATAAAAATCCAGCAAACTATGCAGCCGATCCTAGCAATCCTCTTAGTAGCAAGCTAACGAATGCCACGCTGTTAGTAGATGGAGACCCCTATGGGTTCATGAACCAATTGACCGTGAGCCCTTACACGACTCGGCTTCTAAATATTGAAAATTGGGAACTCTCCAATTTGCAGCCAAGAATTAGATTATTCAAAGTAATTTATGATGGAAAAGATGAAAAGGAAGTAGAAATAAAGTTTGATTCTCACTTCTCAAAACAAGAAATGAACATGTTTTTAGATAAAAATTCCCGTGGTGGTGGAATTGGTTTAAAAAGTTTTAATTTTACATATGATGGAAGTAACCCTTTTGCTGCCAAGAAGAGTATTAAAGGACAACTAAATCTGTTTGCTAATAGTTTTAGCGAGCTGCTTCAAGATCGAGTGGGGGCGACTAATGACACCCCACCCGGGAAGGCAACGTATAAGTATATTGAATTGGCACTGAAGACGGGAAAACCATATAAAGGCAAGCAATGTACGCCCCCCCAAGATTATATCGACATGATGGAGCAGAACGAGGAGTTGTCCAAACTAAACTTTAGATTAAAGGCAGTTGTAGGATGGAGCGCTCCACATGGACTATCGGGCATGCGCCAAGACGACAAGATACAGCTGCAGCGCGCCCTGGATGATTCTTTTGTGACATTGAATTTAACCCCTACTGTTCATAATTTTGATTTTGATGAGCAAGGTCGCGTTAACTTTACTATCAACTATCTCGCTTATATCGAAGACTTTTTTGATCAGAAAGGATACAATATTTTCGCAGACCCCAGTGGAAAAATTGGATTAAATCGGATCAAAAGAGACCTTAGCATGAAAACCTTTCAACGTGAATGTGGGGGAACAGCGCCATCAGCGCCACCACAGGTGGCGCCGGGGAAAGAAGGTGAGGAGAAGGAGGCAAAACCCACCGCGCAGGACTCTCTAGAGACCATTAAAGCCGCTTATGCCGATGAGGTACGTAACGATACTTTGGAATCAGTAAGTAAGCTGTTGTTCACCATGGCATGTTCCAATTCCATTTATTATATTAATATTCCTTATAGCAAAATAAGAATGTTTGTGCAAAAGGGACCTTTTCAAGATTACTCGAAGTACCACGAGGCATATCGGAAAGGTAATTTCATCTTGAACGATGAAGCATATGGTAGTGTGCTTGCTACTCAGATAAGCGCAGCGCTAAACAGCAAAAAGGCCGGACAAGCAGGATATTATAAGGCTAGCGGCGGGAAAGATCTTAGCGGCACGGACGAAGGCAATCAAGTAGCCGGCGCCCTCGTTTCGGTAAATCCGAATGCCAACAACCTTCCATTCTTTTATGTAAGCGATCTGCTAGATCAAGTTTTGGGAAATATTGAATTAGAATTAGATGAACTGTCCAACAAGCTGGGAAACTTCGATAGTCTCTCTTGGAAGCAACACACCACCAAGTGCGACGTTACACAGCGCAAAAATGAGTTAGAGCTTTATCTTAAAAACTTTAAGCGTTTTCGTCTTCTGTTAGGACCGGTTGAGTTCGTTCATCATAAAGTGGACAAGGGCGCCCCAAGCGCGTTTGTAAACTTTGGAGACATCCCAATTTCAGTCAAATACTTTGTAGAGTGGCTCACTAGCAAAGTGCTCCAGCGCGAGGAAACATCTTATCCTTTGACCAAGTTCTTAAATGATTTTTTCAACACACTGGTCAGAGACTTTTTAAATAATGATTCCTGCTTTATTTATAACACTTCTCAAAAAGTGCGCGTGAACCAAGCCGTACTGACGAGCTTTAGACCCGACAAATATGGTAAGTTGGATGATATTACCTATAAAATAGGACAAAAACTGGGCGCCAACGCTTCACGAATAAATCTTGCTCACTTTGATCGAGCCGTTACACACAAGATCGAAAAAGGGGCACCCGTATGTCTTGCCAGCAACAAGCAACGCCCGATGGATTCAATGCTTCCTATTTTAAATGTTTCTGGCATAAAGGGAAGTTCACAGACTTATGCCCCCTTGAGTCGTGAAATGAACTTTTTTGTATTTTTTGCTGGACGCACGATGCCCACCGAAATGATGAATGGGCACAAATGCCAAGATGAAGACCGAGGCATTCAACATTATTTAATGGGACGAGACAAAGGATTATTAAAGACCATTAAACTTACCAAGACCGATTCCAAAGGTCTGGCTGAGGTAAGATTTGAGCAAGATGGATATGATGGATTGAGACAGCTTCGTGTGGTATATGATGTAGAGATCGACTCCTTTGCTAATGTGCAAACATATCCAGGGACTTATATTTATATTCCTCCCCGGGGCTTCGATCCTGGAATGCTTCCCAAAGATAGCCCAAAGGGATTTGATATGACCGATCTAGGTATCGGAGGATATTATATGGTAATTCGTTCAGAGCATGAATTCGGAGAAGGGTATGCCAATTCTAAAATACATGCAAAATGGGTCGCTCAAATTGATAAAGATAATAAGCCCGGAGTGGCGACAGATAGTAGTATGCGCGCCTCTCCCGGTAAGTGCAAGATCTATGCCCAGCGTGCAGCGGTGGCCAAAAAAGGAACTGAATAAAAATGAGTGAATTTTATGCGGAAAAAAATAACGAGTCCTCCTTTGAGCTTTTTAATAAGCGCACCGTGTATAAAGGCGAACTGCTGCGCAGCTATCAGCCTAATATTGTTAACTTTTTTGAGGGAGAGAAAATTCTATATGGGCGTATAAGTCGGAGATTTATACCACTTACAGTGAGTCCTCACATCCTCGCACCAGTCGCCGCAACTTCTGGTGATCGCCCGTTGCAGGCAGTTAATTTTGTAGCGGCCGTCTTTCAAGAGATGGCTCTCCAGTTTAAAAAGTGCGCCCAGCGCGGACAAATTATAGATGACGATCCACATCTTACCAATCTCATAGCCTATAAAGCTTATGTATCTCCGCGCAGCCAATATTTAGAATATAAAACCGCGTATTTCGCCGCCATCGCGAGTAAATTTAGAGAGCATAACATTAAGGTAACTAACTTTCGGGAATTCATATATGCTCTTTTCCCCATTATTCGAGATGCATTACGGCAGAAGCCTCTTACTTTCCCGGGCTTTGTAAAAAGCACGAGTTGCTCTATTTTAGGCTCTGGCTTGGCAATAGAGATAGCCAGCATGGATTATATTAATGATGCTCAAAAGGTAACAGAATTGGTCCAAAGCCCAAACTGGGAATTTTTTGTTAACACTTGCAATTCCTACGGGTTTATGGTAGACTATCATGTACCCTGGAGAATTGTGGCAGATATTGGAACCGATTCTATGAAGGAAATAGCGCGCAAATATGGACTTAACCACATTCTAGATCATGGCTATGGAAACGCAGCATCTCTTTACTTAAGAGGGTTTTTAGTGGATCTGCGGAATCTTTATAATACTGTTGTAGAGCCGGTAATCGTAGAAACTGAAACATGTAAAAACGGCACCACCAAAAGGCACGTGAAGAGACGCACAGAATATACGGTGCGCCAATTAGCGCAATCTCACGACGCGTATGAGTTTGTTAAAATTTATTTGCAACTACGCCTTTACGAAGAGGTTCCCACCATGCGCCAAGTAGACATGGATAAAGTAATCCGAGAATATCTCAACATCACCAAAAAAACAGCGTCCATGCGGCATATTTCATTTGCATTTGAAAGTATTATCAATAAAACGTTTGACAAGAGAGGCTCAATGAGTTATCTTAGAAGAGAGCTAATAGCACAAACGCGCAAAGGCTTTGCCGAGGGCACTATTGAGAATGTAGCCATTAGCGATATGGGTATGACATACGATGATCTTTCAAGCTATTGATGATAAAGCACAATGTATAGGGGTATATGCGGAAGGTAAACTTCACTTTGACTCATTTCCTGAGCCGCTAACCCAAACATGGAAATACACAGGCTCCTTGAAGGAGCATGCGCCGCAGTCTGCGTGGATCCGGGCATCAGGTCGAAGCCTGATAGAATGTTGCCCTATAGAGCTTGCGGAGGAATTGGACGCTGCTCAGAGTAAGATGCGCGCCTACATCAAGTCGTTCACGATAGCCAAAGTCGATCTTAATGATCATTGTGTATTTGACTTGATTCCTCACGACTTTTTGCTGGCATTCTGCGAACTTAAGAACAAGATCACAGAGCACGTGTTTGAAGCATTTCCGGAGCCGCCAAACTATAAACACCTTGAAGAAGTCCAGCGGCTACTCCACAAGATCAAATATCAGAAACTCAACCTTAATAGTGAAAATTGTCGCAACTTATTTTATGCGTCCCGCGAGAGAACGAAGGCCAACGAGCTAATAAGAAATTATAACTATATCGACTATAATCTCTTTGGGACAGTGACAGGGCGCCTCACAACGAACCCTGGTTCTTTCCCCGTGCTCACGCTTAAAAAAACATATCGGGCGCTCTTAAAGCCCAATAATGATCTTTTTGTTAGCTTGGATTATAATGCCGCCGAAGTCCGCACGTTTATCGAGCTACGAGGCTCCTCGCAGCCTCAAAAAGATATCCACCAATGGAACATCGAAAACATTTTTAAGAACGAAGAGGTGAGCCGTGACGAGGCAAAAACCATATTCTTTGCGTGGCTTTACAACCCCGAGTCAGAACAAATTCAATCGGAACTATATAATCGTCAAAAAGTGCTTGACAAGTGGTACGATAATGGTTATATTAAGACACCCTACGGAAGAGAGATTCAAGTGGACGAGCGCCGAGCACTTAATTATATCATTCAGAGCACATCGGCGGATCGAGTATTAACAAAAGCAGTGGAAATCGATAAACTATTGGAAGGCAAGAAATCTTATATCTCCCATGTCGTGCATGATGAAATAGTAATTGACTATGCAGATGAAGATCGGGATCTAATTATGCTAATTAAAGATACCTTTGAAGACGGATATCTCGCCAACCTCAAAGGTGGTAAAGACTATTTTAATCTGGCGGAGTTAGAGTTATGATTTCTATTGTTGGTTTAGGAAATGCGGCATCTGCGATTGTGGAATTCTTTGAAGAAACGCCTCAATATAGCGTTTATAAAATGAACGACAAAGTAAAGAGAAGCTCAAAGCGCAAGTTTAAACTAAAATCCTACAAGACACCCGAAGAGTATGAAACCAGCATTCCCAATGTGTCAAAGTTTTTTGCAGAGTTGGGGGAGCACGTGCAGTTTTTTATCGTGGGAGGCTCCTTTAGTTCCAATTATTCTTTAGGAATCTTAGAACAGATCAAAGACAAAAAAATAGATCTTATTTATATTAAACCTGACACAGATCTGCTGACGGGCTACCCCGTTCTGGTGGAAAACGCTGTCTTTGGGGTCTTGCAAGAATATGCGCGGTCTGGACTCTTTAATTCGTTGACTGTGATTTCTAATCTCAACCTTGAAAAGTGTCTGGGAGAACTCCCCATTAAAACTTACTATCACTCTTTAAATCAATTTATTTTCTCGACCATTCATCACGTGAATTATTTTGTTCATACGGAGCCAGAGATTGGACAAGTGGCCAAGCCGGCAGAGATTAACAGGATAAGAACCATCGCCGGACTCAATATAAAAAATCTTGAAGAAAAGTGGTTTTTTGACCTTGACACACCGCGAGAATTATGTTATTATTTAGCTATAAACAGTGAGAGATTAGAAAACGAAGGTGGCTTGCACAAGCGTATTGTAGATATGTTGAAGGAAAAACCCCGAAATGCATTTCGAAAAATATCCTATGCAATTTATGAGACACCATACCATGATTTTGGGTTCTGCGTTGCCCATACTAACGTAGTACAACAAAAAACTTCTGGGGAGCTATCTCAGGAGTAATATCAGATATCAAGGAACGCTTGATATGCTATAACTTAAGGAGAAACAACATGGCAATTGATATGCAACTAATGCGAGAAAAACTCGCGAACCTTCGCGGAGAAGGAACTAGAGACTCGAACTCGGTTTGGTTTAGACCAGACGAGGGCGATACTGACATTCGGATCGTACCGACTAACGACGGAGATCCACTAAAGGAAATGTTCTTCCACTATAATGTGGGAGATCACAAGGGAGGCATCATGTGCCCGAAGCGCAACTTCGGCGATGAGTGTCCCATTTGTGAGTTTGCTTCCAAGCTATGGCGCGAGGGAGTAGACCAAAACGATGAAGAGAGTAAGAAGCTCGCGAAGAGCCTCTTTGTACGTACTCGGTACTTCTCTCCCGTCGTTGTGCGAGGACGAGAGGAAGAGGGCATTAAGGTCTACGGCTACGGCAAGCAGGCATATGAACTTCTTCTCGGATACATCCTCGATCCAGAGTATGGGGATATTACCGATGCCACCGAAGGCACTGATATTACCCTCACATACACCAAGCCCACCAAGCCTGGTGCATACCCACAGACGAGCCTAAAGATGCGTCGAAACACATCCACCTTGCTTGAGGATACAGAGGCGATCCCCGCCCTCCTTGATCGCATGCCTGACTTTGACGGTCTTTTTGAACGTCTCAGCCCTCAGCAAGTCGATGCCATCTTAGACGAGCAACTTTCGGGAGATTCTTCTGCCGAAGGGCGTTCGTCAACAACAGCCAAATACGGTCCCGCCAACGGAAAGAGCAGTGTAGACCGAGCATTTGATGAATTAATGTCTGGCTAAAATAAATAGGCGACTCTGACACCGACGGCAGAGCGGGGTTTAAATACTCTGCCATCTTTTCTAATAAGGAGACAATAAAATGTTAGATACGCTAAAGGACTTGTGGTCCAAATGGAAGGTACACATTACCGTAGCAGGTGGCGTCGTTGCTGTCGCTACGGCTTATGGAACCTGCACATATGAACCACCCACCGTTTCTGAGGCAACTGTTGTACCCGCGGAGTCGTCCACGCCGACTGCGCCCGCAACAGTTGAGGTTTCTAGCACGACCCATAATACGGAAAGTGCAGAAACTACGACTACAACTGAGTAGGAAAGGCCGCTGGCAGACCGGTAAAAAGTCTGCCGCATTTTTAATTTATAGGAGGATATGATGGCAATTCCATCTAACAAAACTGAACAATTACTGTTCGATTTAATTGAAGCTTGTCGCTCTGGCGAAGCTTTTACAAACACAAAAAACAAATTTTATGGAAAAGTTGAAGAGCGTATTATGGATACCTCCGTCTTTTTCCATCCCCAGCTTGACTCCAAGCCGTCCGAATTGTTTGATTCCGCAACATGGTTTTTGGATCAAGTACGTGTCGGAGAAATTTCAGAAAACAATTACAAAAAGAAATACGAATCAATCAGATCTCGCGGGATCTTAGAGTCTGGATGGGCGGTTCTAGATAACGAGCCCAATTCTAAGTGGACCGGTCGCGTTCTAGACAGCGTAACGCGCATTGTATTAGCGCGTACTTGTGAAACAAACGAACATGTTGATTCGTCGATTGCTGTGCCAATGTTTGTTGTTACAGATGCAGATTTGATTCGCTTAATTATGAAAAATAAGAAAAGTTTTCAAACCATGGCGAATGATCACCCCCCTTCTGATTCCTCAAGTGCTGATGATATAAAGAAGCTGATTCGGGATCTTATCGCTGATGAGCCAGCGCCGGCAAAACAACATAGCAAGTCTTTCAAAACAAGGTTGGCCACGCATGTGTATCGTATGGTGCACACGAACAATACGCGCACCACTATAAGAAACTATGTTAGCGAAGTATACAACACAATTGAACAATCAACTAATGGAGTTAAAGGTTATTTAGAACCAAAAGCTAGAGCAAATTCTGTTCGTAAGGCTTTAGAAGCCGGAAAGGGCACTTTTAAGATTGATGCCTCAAAGTGGACCGCGACTAAGAAAGAGTATACACACGAAGACTACAAGATCTATCAAGGGGCTCCGACAAGGGGCAGTTTGAATAAGGATTTCGGTCGTGAAATTGAAAGAAAGGCTGAAGGAGAAGATACGCGCTCAAGCGTGTATGTGTTCAGAACAGACGCCAAAACCCCTACGAAAGTTAGGGACGCACAGGTTGCCGTCTTTGATAAGATCAATGCTATGCATAAGTATCTTGGAGTGACAATCTTCGACAAGGTATATGCTTTGGGTCAGATAACTAATGTAGACGCTGGCAAGCTGCTCAGTGAGACTGACGTGCGCGCCGCAGAAAAGAAACTAAAAGTAGTTAACGCTAAGTGAATACCCCGTTGCGATATCCGGGCGGCAAGTCACGTGCTGTGAAGCACATCTTGCCCCTCATTCCCGAAGATTGTGGAGAGCTTTGCTCTCCCTTTCTCGGAGGCGGCTCAATAGAGTTGGCTGTGGCTGAGCGTGGCACGAGGGTGCACGGCTATGATATTTTTGAGCCTCTGGTTTGGTTTTGGCAAGCACTTTTGTCGCAACCTGCCAAGCTTGCAATATTGTGTGATGGGATGCGCGTGTGGCATCCTGAGTATCTTAAAAAGTATAAAGTCAGAAATTCAGATCCACCTGAGCACTATCATGTTCCTCAACGTGGACTATTAAAAGAAGACTTCGATCAATTGCGTGAAGAATTAAGGAAAGAAGATTCCTATTCGTTGCGCAATGCCGCAGCATTTTATGCCATTAACCGTAGTAGCTTCTCGGGCGCTACTTTTAGCGGTGGCTATTCTAAACGCGCTGCATATGCACGCTTTACGGATAGTCGCCTAAAAGACCTTAAAAACTTTAAAGAGCCCAATTTGACTGTAGGACATGCTCATTTTACTGAATCCCTATCTCGGCACCCGAATGCATTTCTATATTTGGATCCACCGTATCTACTAGGAGCCCAAAGAGAGAAGCTTTATGGCGATAGCGGCAACACCCACGGAGGGTTTGATCACGCAGCGCTATCTCGGTTAGTCGGCCAACGCAGCAACTGGGTCATGTCTTATAATGATTGCGAAACAATCCGAGATCTATATAAGGACTATGAAATACAAGAAGCTGCGTGGACCTATGGAATGAATAAAAGTAAAGAGTCTTCCGAGATACTAATTATTGCAAGATGAATATGAACGAAATACATATTAAGTTTAGAGAGCAAATGGAAGAAGAGTTGGACGTCCCCCAGGAACTAGAAAAGGATCTGGATAAGCCGCTCCCATCCCCCCAAGACTCGCCGGAAAGCAATCTAAAGCGTGCCCTTCGCGTAATTGAAGCAGAGGGATATGACTACAAGATTGTTAAAAATCACATTAGAGTTTTGGACGATCAGCGCCTGGAGACAATGCAAAAACTAAATCAAATGCTTTCTCCGTTAGGCTTCGTTCACAATCCCATCGGCGGCGGCAGTAGCATCGGACGCTTAGAACTTCAAGACCGTAAAGCCGGCAGCGTCTATGTGTATGTGAAACCAAAGAGACGCACCGCCGCATCTGCTGGTATGGATTTTGAAGAGCGCTTAGCAAACGAAATCACCCAGCGCTACCGCCACGCGGGAATTACCGCCAAGACTGCTGGTTTTGGTCATGGCTCCGATCTTGCCATTATGAAGAACGGGCGCACGATGATGAGCATTGAGTTAAAAACAGCGCTCTCTGCTGACTTCGGACAGTTCCGAGCGCAATACAACTTAACCACCAAAACGTGGGAGCCACGCCGCACACCGGGATACGTAAAGAATAAAAAAATCTTTGGTCCCTTGTTTAATGACTATTTGCGCGATTGGCTCAACCAAAATGCAAGGTTCCCGGATCTCTATGACCGGCGCCTAAACCTATCAGCAAACAATATTGTGGGGATCCATCGCTCTTTGAAGACGGGTGAGTTAAAGAAAGAATTGCAACAAGCATGGTTCAAGGGAAAAACAGATTTAAAGATCCCCTTTGACTTTTCTCGTATTGCTGGGTATTACGCCGACAAAGGCGATTCATTTATTCAAATCGATGAGCGCGGGCTTTATGCCCTAAAGGCGCAAGCACAAACACTCATCGACGTACCCATGTTTGCAGATCTGGGCTTGAAGTGCGACTTGAGATTCCGTCTCAAGCCCTCAAGCGGAGAAAACAGCGCGACTAGCTTTACCATCGCAGTAAAGATCAAAGGACGCTATAATAAATCAAATCTTAGCTTGACAAATGCCGAAGATTTAGATAAAATAATATCAATGCTTTAACCATAGGAGAGCACATGGCAAAAGCCAAAGCGGGTCGCGTTGCAATGCAAGACCTAATGAAACTAATAAACAAGAGAGCGGGCAGGAAGGTTGCCCACAATCTATCGGGCGACAACCCCACCAGCGTGAAGGAGTGGATTCCAACAGGCTCTCGGTGGCTCGATAGTATTATCTGCAAAGGGCATGTCGCTGGTATCCCCGTCGGGAAAGTGACAGAGATTGCCGGGCTGGAGTCCACAGGCAAATCTTACATGGCCGCGCAAGTCGCCGCAAACGCTCAGAAACAGGGCAAGCTCGTTGTATATTTTGATTCCGAGTCAGCCATCGATCCAAACTTTTTAAGCCGTGCAGGCTGCGATCTAGAGCGCTTAATGTACATTCAAGCATCCTCTGTGGAGTTTGTTCTTGAAACCATTGAAGAGCTTCTGGGTGCAACTGATGAACAGGTTGTTTTTATCTGGGACTCCTTAGCATGTACTCCTTCTGTGTCTGATGTGGAGGGGGATTTCAACCCACAATCATCGATGGCAGTGAAGGCGCGGATCTTGGCGAAGGGAATGTCTAAGTTGACGATCCCGTTGGCCGACAAGCAGGCGACTTTTATTGTTCTTAACCAGCTTAAGACCAATATTCCGCAAGGACCCAACGCTCGCATCGTGGCAATGACCACTCCCTACACCACCCCAGGCGGCAAGGCTATGCACTATGCATATTCGCTGCGCATTTGGTTAACCGGAAGAAAGGCGAAAGCATCGTTCGTTGAGGATGAGAGGGGCTTCCGGATCGGATCCGAGGTGAAGATAAAGCTTGAAAAGTCTCGCTTTGGAACCCAGGGTCGTTCTTGTGCTTTCCGCATTCTGTGGGGCACTGAAGATATCGGTATCCGTGACGAAGAGTCGTGGTTTGATGCCATCAAGGGCTCAGACTCTCTAACGTCTGCGGGAGCGTGGTATACCCTTAGAACTGATGATGGCTACGAAAAGAAGTTTCAACCCTCTAAGTGGACGGCGCTCGTAACAGAAGATGAAGAGTTTAGAAATCGCGTCATTCGGCTGATGGACGAAGAGATCGTTCAGAAGTTTGATAAGCGAGAGGGAAGTGCCGAGGTTTTCTACGCTGATCCCGAAGACCTCACTGTGCCGGTGAAAGAATAAGTCAAAAAATAGTTGACTTTAGCGGCGGGATTGGTTATAATAATAATCAGAGGGCATATGAGTACTCAGTGTGTGGAATACGGTGTGGGAACCACCGAACGCCTCCATAATTATGTTGGCAAGATCCGACGATTTATGGACATTGCACGACGTGCTGCCAATCAATCGAACTTCCCGGATTATCGTCATGGAGCCGTATTAGTAAAAGGAAACAAGATACGGAACGTCTCCTTCAATAAAGATAATTATTGTTCTTTTGGTCATCGCTTTCGCCATCAGCAAGAAGGACATGCTACGTTGCATGCAGAATTAGGAGTGATCCTTGGATTGGATCGAAACATTACTGAGGGCGCCACCATCTACGTAGCACGCGTTGATAAGTCGGATGATTTTCGACTTTCCAAGCCGTGCTCTATGTGTCATGAAGCCATGAAGCATGTGGGTATACGACAGGTGGTATACACTATTAACGGCAAAACTGCCGGGAGCTATAAACTATGAAAAGAGTATTAATTATTGACGCGTTAAACGCGTATCTGCGAGCCTATATCGTAGACCCGTCGCTATCGAGCAACGGACAACCCATCGGAGGCTTAAAAGGATTTATCAAGATTCTTCAAAAGCTTGTAAGAGAAACGAACCCAGATCAAGTAGTGATCGCGTGGGATGGCCCGAACGGGTCTAAAAAGCGCAAGACGATGGATAAAAACTACAAGGATGGACGCAAGCCCATTCGCCTCAATCGATCCTTCCACAACCTTACCGATGATGAAGAGTTACAGAACAAGATATGGCAGCAAGGGAGGGTAATTGAATACCTTAACCGCATGCCCATTATCCAGACGCTTTTGCCGGAGATCGAAGCTGATGACGTTATCTCCTATGTTACCACCATGGATTATTACAAGGGGTGGCAAAAGATTATTGTTTCGAATGACAAAGATTTTATGCAAGTTTGTAACGAGGAGACTATTTTGTGGCGTCCCACCAAAGATGAGTTTTTGAATGTTAAGCGAATCGTAGAACAAACGGGGGTGCATCCCACGAACATGGCACTCGCCCGAGCGATCATCGGCGATCCTTCCGATAATTTGGCAGGCATCAAGGGCGCGGGATTTAAGACAGTCGAGAAGCGCCTAACCTTTCTCTCAGAAGAAAAGACATATACTATCGATGAGGTAGTAGAGTACTGTGAAGAACAAGCTCGCAACAGCAAGCTCAAGTTTTTTAATGCAGTCGCAGAAAACAAAGGGGTAGTAGAGCATAATTATAAAATGATGCAGCTGTATTCGCCCCAGATGTCATTTCAATCAAAAATGCACGTTAAAGAATCAATTGAAAACTTTGAATGTGAATTCAATAAGACAGAACTTATTGGCATGATGCGCGATGATGGATTTGGTGAACTAAATTGGGAAGATCTCAAAGTACACTTAAATAAAATTACGAGAGAGTGTGTTGACAACGCAAGCGAATAAATCTTTAAATTGCCTTGACATTAGGGCGAGATCAAGTATACTTATTAACACAAGCGAGGGTATCTGTGGCATCAGATAAGATCAACTTTGGTAGATACGGAAAAACCTTCCAAGAGGGATTGGTTCAATTAATATTTGAGGACCGGTCCTTTGCTGATCAGATCACCGAAGTACTCAATATTAATTTTATTGAACTTGAGTATTTGCGCACCTTTCTTCGGAAGACTCTGAACTTCCGCCAGAAGTATGACAAGCACCCATCCGTGGATGCTATGCTTACCATTATTAAGACGGAATTAGAGGGCGAAGACGAGGTGGTGCAGCAGCAGGTGCAAGATTATTTTACCCGCATGCATACACGTGATGTTACAGACGCTGAGTACATTAAGGAAATTTCTCTTGATTTTTGCCGCAAGCAAAACCTCAAAGAAGCAATGCTCACCTCCGTTAATCTTTTGCAGAATTGTTCCTTCGATGAAATCTCCACCGTTATTAACGACGCTTTAAAGCTTGGCTCCGAAAACAATTTTGGTTATGATTACATGTCTGATTTTGAGATGCGCTTTGTGCCCAAGCACCGACGACCTGTAAGCACCGGTTGGTCAGACATTGACGCTCTCATAGGTGGAGGGCTTGGAAAGAGCGAACTCGGCGTTGTCATCGCACCCACGGGCGCGGGTAAATCTATGGTGCTCGTGCACTTAGGGTCAGAAGCTTTAAAAGAAGGCAAAACTGTAGTACACTATACTCTCGAATTGCAGGATACTGTAATTGCGACTCGTTATGATAGTTGTATTACAGGATACCCGCTATCCGACATTCTTTCTTTTAAGGAGGAGATTTATGACGAAATTAAAAACATTGATGGATCACTTATTATTAAGGAGTATCCAACTAAATCAGCATCCACAAATACAATCCGAGCACATCTTTCTCGTCTTGTTAAGCGTGGTGTTAGCCCTGGAGTGGTTATTGTAGACTATGCCGATCTGCTTAAGCCAGTTCAGGCGAGAAAAGAAAAACGAAATGAGCTTGAATCAATTTATGAGGAACTACGGGCGCTCTCCACAGAGTTTCAATGTCCTATTTGGACTGCCTCTCAAACTAACCGCTCTGGTCTAAGTGCAGAGGTGATTACCATGGAACAGATCTCAGAAGCTTTCAACAAGTGTTTTGTTGCTGATTTTATTTTCTCTGTTTCTCGCACCATTACTGATAAACAAAACAACCATGGAAAGATTTTTATTGCAAAAAATAGAAACGGACCGGACGGAATGATATATAATATCTTTATGGACACATCCAACGTGAACATAAAGATTCTGCCTCGACTCCCGCAGTTAAACGGAGCACCTCAAAATGGACAAGCTGTTGCCACATCGCCAGTCGCACTTGAACCCAAAGCCCAACAGCAACTATTAAAGGCGAAATACACAAAATTAAAAAGGAAATAACGAGTAATGAGAACTTTATCAAACATTCGGCGCTTTAGACTGTCCGACACTTTCGTGGAGCCCTATAAAACAAAGGAAGTACCCTGGGGACCTTTGGGGTACGTGACCTATAAACGAACGTATTCCCGCCGGTTGAGTGAGTTTGAGCCAGAAGCTACCGGATCTGAAGAATGGTGGCAAACCTGCCGTCGCGTTATTGAAGGAACGTTCAACATGCAGAAGCAGCACGTATTCCTTTTAGGATTAGAGTGGAATGATGGAAAAGCGCAGAGAACAGCAAAAGAAGCCTATGATCGCCTTTTCGAACTTAAGTGGACCCCACCCGGCCGCGGACTGTGGATGATGGGGACTGACTTTGTAGAGAACAAAACGGCTGCTGGTTTATTTAACTGTGCGTTTCGTTCCACCAGGGACGTCGCGACAAAAGGTGGCTATCTCTTTGCGTGGATGATGGATGCCTTGATGGTAGGGATTGGCGTTGGTTTTGATACCGAAGGCGCAGGCACCCTCACTATCGCGGAACCCCACTACACCAATGACCTTCACGTAATTGATGATTCCCGCGAAGGGTGGGTTGACTCCGTGCATCTCTTGCTCGACGGGTTCTTTTTTGGTTCTAAGGTCCCCAAGTTCGATTACTCTTCTATCCGTCCCGAAGGCGCCATCATCAAAGGGTTTGGTGGCACATCTAGCGGGGCTCAGCCACTGATTGAACTGCATAAGAATTTAACAGAGCTTTATACTGCCAAGTTAGGAGAGACTATTACATCCGTAGATATTGTAGATACTGAAAATCTGATCGGTCGATGCGTAGTCGCCGGCAATGTGCGGCGTTCCGCTGCCCTGGCGATGGGGCGCTACGACGATAAGCGATATTTAGAAATGAAAAACGATTCTGAAAAGTTGATGCATCATCGATGGGGTTCGAATAATTCCTTCAATGCGGTCGTAGGCATGGATTATACATGGCACGCCGCGCAGTCTCAAAAGAACGGAGAGCCCGGCTACATTTGGCTTAACAACGCCCGCACCCGCGGACGATTTAAGGACGGAGAGCGCCTAGACGATATTAATGTGGCAGGATTCAATCCCTGCGTAGAACAGCAGCTAGAAGACGCAGAGCTATGCTGCTTAGTCGAAACTTATCCAGCTAAGCATGATGATCTAGAAGATTATCTGCGCACTTTAAAGATTGCTTATTTGTATGGAAAGACGGTTACCCTTTCTAACACTCACTGGCCTGAAACAAACGCAAAGATGCTTAAGAACCGACGCATTGGGCTTTCCCAATCGGGAGTTATTCAGGCATTCAACAAGCACGGTCGTCGTCAGATGTATGATTGGTGCGACAAGGCATATGCACATGTCCAAGAATTAGATGAAGAATACTCTAACTGGCTATGCATCCCCAAATCCATTCGCATGACTTCAATCAAGCCGTCAGGAACAGTCTCACTCCTCAATGGCTCAACGCCAGGGATCCACTTCCCCGAAGACGAGTACTATATTAGACGTATCAGGTTCTCTAAAGATTCAAAATTACTTGATAAATTGCGGGAAGCAGGTTATACGATGGAAGACGATCAATATTCCCCTAACACCATCTGTGTGGAATTCCCGGTACACGAGCCTCATTTCCACAAGGGTAAACGTGGGGTTTCTATGTGGGAGCAACTAGAGATCGCTGCCCAATACCAGCACTACTGGGCTGATAATTCCGTATCTGTTACGGTTACCTTTAAGCCTGATGAGGCGCCACAGATTAAGGATGCTTTAGAAATGTATGAATCGCGCCTCAAGGCTGTGTCGTTTTTAAGATACGAAGAAACAGGCTATGAACAAGCACCTTATGAGCCCATCACTCAAGAGCGATACGAGAGCGAGATGGCACAGATTTGCCCCGTACAACGCTTTCACGTAGATGAAGGCGGCACGGGTACCAAGTTCTGCACTAACGACACCTGTACAATTTAGGAAGACAAATGAATTTTAATCACCTACTAGCAGAGAAATTTATAAAAAGAATATGCAAAGGTAGAAACACCAATGAGTGTTACTGGCAACCAGCCGGCGCCGGTCGCAGCACGCAAGGAAACAATGTTCACGTATCGTTGTTTTGCAAACGCTGCGGAGCGAGAGAAGATGTGTTTCTGAGCGCCGGCGAATACCAGATTCAAGAGAAACTTATTCACCAGGAGGTTGGAAATGTTTGAGCCTTTAAATCGATATACTCAGATTACATTAGCGCAAGACGATCCCCATGAAACGAGTAGCGGCATTTTGTTGCCTCAAGACTTTAAACCAGTAGAAGAGCGCTATGTCACCGCACAGGTGGTAGCTTGGGCAGAAGACGTAAGGTTTGCTCAATTTCTTTCTAAGGGAGAAAGGCTGCTTATTGATAAGTCAATGGTCGAAGAGGTTACCATTGATGGCGAGGTGGTGCACCTAATACTGGATAATTACGTCTTGGGACTAATTAAAGAAGAGTAGAAAAGGATTTTAAGGATGCCGATAGACAAGAATTTTTATAATGAATCTTCGGCCAAAAACTTAGGATGGGAGCCATCTTGGTTTGGCGAAAAGTATTTTGATGACAAGCTCGTGCGCGCAATTAAAAAATGGCAGCGCACTCGAAGCATCTCAGCAGACGGGCTCTGCGGACCCATGACTTACCGTCGCATCTGGACAGAGCGCCAAGCAGACATTGACGCATACAAACCCACAGACCTCCAATATTCTAATTACATTGTTTATAACGGAGACTTCTTTCCGATTGATTGGGACAAGATGGTTTTATGGTCTGAGCGCGGAGGCTTGGCAGCACGGAAGGGCTGCTACTATGATTACACTAGCCGTCCCAAGCGCACTGTTCGCTATTTTGTAAATCATTGGGATGTCTGTTTGAGTTCGCGTTCGTGTCAAAGCGTGCTTGACAGACGAGGAATTTCAGTACACTTCCTTATTGATAACGATGGCACCATCTATCAGACTTTGGACATGCAGCATGGAGGATGGCACGCCGGCAGTGAACGGGCGAACCGGGCTTCCGTGGGTGTGGAGATTTCCAATGCTTACTATTTGAAGTATCAAGATTGGTACAAGAAGAACGGCTTTGGCGAGCGCCCCATCGTTGAGGATGGGCGCGTACATGGAGAGTTGTTAGATCCCTTTACAGACTTTTACCCAGTGCAAATCAGGGCGCTGAAGGCGTTGTGGAAAGCCATCCATAAAGCAGCAGGCGTCCCATATGAGGCGCCTTTAAACCAGTTCGAGAAAACTTCCAAGAACTATGTGCAAGACGTAAAATACGGGAGCTTTTCAGGCTTTGTGAGTCATTACCACATCAGCAAAGGTAAAATTGATTGCGCAGGCTTGGATATTCTCACTCTTCTGAATGAAGTAGTGCAAGAAGAGAAAACAGGATATGTGAGCAGCAGCGATTCCTGTGACGATGACGCTTGAGCATGAGAACATAGTAGTAGGCAGTTCATTATGTGCCTTATTATATGCATTTAGTCACAATTACCCTGTTTTTTTTGCTGAAGCGCAGCGACCTTTTAGGTTCGACCACTTGGATCGGCACATAGATTTGTCATGTCTTAAGATCCCCACCTGCCAACAAAGTTTAACGACGTTTGAAGGAGTTAAACTTGTAGGACATCCTAAAGAAATATTATGGGAGCGCCTCCTTTTTCTTTTATCCTTAGACGGCAAAGTGTCGTTGTCTAATCTATGTCACACTTTGCGATATACTGGCGAGGCACTGATTTGTTCCAATGAATACTCTAAAATTGCAGAGGTGCAGTTTAAGAATTGTTTTTATTTTGGAGAAGATAATTCGGAAGGACTGGTGATACAGAAAGAGGTTGCGGATCCTTCCTATGTGTGCTATGATTGGATAGGATTCAACCGCGGCGGCAAACACGAAATTGATTATATTAAAACTGACGACCATCTTGTAAACGAAGTGTGGTTTTATTCATCCGACAGGATAGATGGAGCAACACCAGTTAAAGACGCCTGCGTGGTATCGATCCTAAGCGAAGAGGATCTGCTAAGCTTCGATTATTCGCAGACGATGGCACGCTTTAAACTTATACACGAGATGGAAAGTCGAGGAATGAAAGGATTATTTAATGGACATGGACCCAATGGAAAACCAAAATACTACAAATTTAGAACATCTAGCATCGCTCGCGAAAGACATAAGCAGACAGTTACCTCGGAACCGTCGGCCGCTAATATCACGATTGCGCCGGAGAGTGAAGAGGCGTTGCTTAAAGATCTACCAGCAGCTTGCATGGCATACGATAGATTTCTGAGGCACCTATGAGGCACACTCATGTAGCTGGGATCATCCCAGTGTCTGGGTTAGAGACAGACTACAACATCGACACGCCGGAGATTTTGCTCCCTTTAGAAGCGGGCTTTACTGCTATTCAAAAATCAGTTTACGAATGCGCCATCGCCGGATGTCAAACCATCTGGATTGTTGCCAACCAAGACTTGGCACCCATTGTTCGAAAGCGTGTGGGGGAGTGGACATATGATCCCGTATATTTTAATCGCTTCAAGTACGGAGAAGGCTCCGAGAACCGCCGGGAAGTACCCATCTATTATATCCCCATCCACCCTAAAGATCGAGATCGCCGCGATTCCTATGGCTGGTCTATCTTAAACGGCATCTATGGGTCGTGGCGCGTAGCCAATCACATCTCAAAATGGATTGTGCCAGAAAAATACTTCATCTCCTTCCCGATGTCAGCCTATGACGTTCACCAGTTGCGCCATCATCGCCAAGCGATTGCAGATCTTGACAGTGGATTTTTTATGAGCTATAACGGAGAGACAGTGCTGGACGAGAAGCCGCTGTGTTTTACAATGACGGGTCGCGACTATAT